GATCGCAGGAACATGTTTGATAACGCACAAATCATCACCATCTAAGAATTTGTCTTCGTATGTAGTATCGTCACTCACTCCAACATCCAGAGCGTAACCTTCACTAAAGAGAGTATCCGCAAGGTGGTATGGGCAATCATCAATATTTACAATTTTTTCAATAATGATGTCCATACCTTTCCAAAAATCAACACTGTGTCCATAAACTTCGACGAACTGGGCATAGGTGTCATCAGATGGTGTCAAACAAACTCCTCCCCTAATACGATAGGGGTTTTCGGTCGACTCATCATGATAAGCCTTAATGCCGGCCGCAGTGCCAGTCTTCGCAATACCTCGCATGATCGCACCTGCAATAGGAACATGACCAATAGTTGGTAACATGCTCTTCGCAGTACCTAACAGCAATCTCTTGAACAACTTTTTCGGATGGTTGTTGTGATTCCAACCAAACTTAAAAAGTGTTCTGAATGGTTTATTTCCCCATCGCCAAGCTTTGTCTACTAACCAAAACTTACCAGAACAAAACTCAAGGGTACTCAAACCTTCTCTAACAATGAGTTCAATCTTTAATCCAAGTCTCCTGTAGTTGAGTGTGACCTCATCAACATTCAACTCTTCGCCAGAATGAATAACATTGTCATCACCGAGTGCCATTATTGTCATGGTACCCACTCTATGAGCAACTCCAGTGGCGTATCTAGTAACAAGGATGTTGAGCATGGTGTTGAAACAAGAAGTCCAAAGGTCACCAGAACGACGACCATAACCGAGGTTGACCCTAACCTCTTTGCTTCGACTCTCACCAATGACATCAAACCAATGGTCGAGCAACCAATCCTTGTCAGCATTGGTTTCAACAAATTTCTCGAAGAAATATTTCTCAATTTCCAAGAAATGCTCATTCATTGATCCATCCCAATTAGACACGTCACCCTCATAAAGATAGGCGTGCTTAGAAAAATTCTTACTGCAAAACTCACCAACCTCATCAGGTGTGGTGGAGCAAGCATAAAAATTTTCACTCCCTGAAGGGAAAGTCTTCTTCAACAAGTTCCCCAGTTTATTGAACAAAAACGAATAATTGGCTATGACCTTTTCAGATCGATTCCAAATCATTCTAGGCTTCGCTGTATCATCACTCTTACCAAGATAAAGTTCTTTCTTGACAAAGAGTTGAGAACAGGCATCCTTTGACAACATTTCTTCATCTCTGAGAGGCATCAACCTCTCGGCCTTTTTATGACCGTAAGCTGACACCAAGTGAGTAAACACTTCATCTTCTGTCTCTTCGATTCTGAAAATTGGCATGTTCTTGTCCAGCCATTCCTTTGCAAACTCAACAAACTGACCAGCATACTTGGTATCAACCGATCGGTCAAAGGCCATCCTAATACGGACAGCAGCAGCCAAGTTGTCGTCGGTTTGAGTTGGGTAAT